AAAGGCCAAGGCCGAGGACGGCGACGACGACAAGAATAAGGACGATGACGACGAGAACGACGACAAGTCGAAATCCAAAAAGGCCAAGGCGTCCGACGAGGACGACGACGAGGGTGACACTTCGGCCAAGAAGGCCCGGGCCCGGGAGCGCGGGCGCATCCGCGCTATTCTGACGTCGCCCGCCGGCCAGGCCGACCCGGTCGCCGCCGCGCACGTGGCGCTCGACACCGGCATGCCCCGCGCCGACGCCATCGCCATGCTGACCGCCATGCAGTTGTCCCGCGATGCCATGGGCGCCGGCGCATCCGCCACCGGCAATCGCTCCGGCCTGCGCGAGCGCATGGAGGGCGTGCCCAACGCCGAGGTCGGCGCCGATGGCGGCCAGGGCAACGGCCCATCCATGGCGGACCGCATTCTCGCGGCCGGCAAGAAGGGTCGCGGCGAGGCCTGACGCCGCGCCGCTTCATCCCGCAACGACGACTGAAAGGCCACGACGATGACCGTCTCCGTCACCAACTACGGCAACAACCCCGAGGTGCCCGGCGCCTGGGACGCGAGCTACTATCCGGACAACCTGATCGCCGGCGACAAGAAGATCGTCACCGACAACCAGGCGGTCATCACCGGCGCCGCTATCCTGAAGCGCGGCACCGTGCTCGGGCAGGTCACCGCGACCGGCGCCTACCGACTGGCCGTGGCGACCGCCGCCGACGGCAGTCAGAACCCGTGCGCCGTGCTGGCCGACCTCACCGACGCCACGGCCGGCGACGTGGCGGGCGCCGTCTACATTGAGGCCGAGGTCAATGGCAACCGCCTGATCTTCGACCCGAGCTTCACGGTCGCCGCGATCAAGGCCGCGCTTCGGCCCCTGAGCCTCATCGTCAAGTTCCCCGTCTCGGCCGTCGAGCCGACCTGAACCCCACCCACCCATCCTGGGCGCCGCCACCCGCGCGTGCCCGTCACGCCTCGCGCAGGAACTCCGAACCATGACCACCGCGACCCCGGGCTTCAACGTCTACGACACCAACACGCTGATCCAGGTCGTCCCGAACCTGAAGCGTGCCCAGTCCTTCCTGCTCGACAAGTTCTTCACGAACCTCGTGGTGAGCGAGACGGAATTCGTGTCGATCGACGTCGAGATCGGCATCCGCCGCATGTCGCCCTTCGTGTCCCCGCTCGTCGAGGGCAAGCTGGTCGAGCAGCTCCGCGTGCAGACCAACACGTTCAAGCCCGCCTACGTGAAGGACAAGCGCGCGCCCGACCTGCTGCGGCCGGTCAAGCGGTCGATCGGTGAGCGGGTCGGAGGAGTCCTCAGCGCTGGCGAGCGCGAGCTCGCCAACCTGAACTACGAGATGCAGGACCAGGTCGACATGCTGACCCGGCGCCTGGAGTGGATGGCGGCGTCGGCGCTGTCGACCGGCACCGTGACGGTGGCCGGCGAAGGTTTCCCGACCACCATCGTCGACTTCGGCCGCGATCCCACGCTCACCGTCGCCAAGACGGGCGGCTCGCAGTGGACGGTGGCCAACGTGCTCGCCGGCAACGCCTCGCCCACCGGCGACATCGAGGCGTGGCAGCGGCAGGTGCTGAAGAACTCGGGCGCGGTGGTCGCCGACATCATCTTCACGACGTCGGCCTACACAGGCTTCCTGGCCGACCCGCTGCTGAAGGGCCTGATCTACTACCCGGCCCTGAGCAACGAGGGGAACTCGGTCGCGATCGGCCCGTCGATCACCACCGGCGCGATCTTCAAGGGCAAGTGGGGCTCCTACAATCTCTGGGTCTACAACGACTGGTACGTCGGCGACGCCCCGAAGAACCCCGACGGGAGCGCCCCGAAGAACCCGGACGGCACGCTCCAGACCAAGGAATACCCGATGATCCCGGACGGGACCGTGATCCTGTCCGGCCCCGACATGCAGGGCACCCGCGCGTTCGGCCTCATCAAGGATCCGAAGTTCAACTACGCCTCCCTGCCGTTCGCGCCGAAGACGTGGCTGATCGAGGACCCGGCGCAGCGCATCCTGATGATGCAGTCCGCGCCGCTGGTGATCCCGTCCAGGCCCAATGCCTCGCTGGCCGCTACCGTCTGCCAGCCCGTTTTCAACTGAGGCTGCGGCCTCCTCATCCCCCAGGAAGGATCACGCCATGGCAGACGCTGCCGACAAGACTCCGGCCGCCGCGGCCGCCGCACCCACCGTGGGTGCCAAGATTGCGGCGACGGCGGCCGCGACCGGATCGGTGGATGCGCCCGCCCCGAAGATGGTCGAGGGTGTGGTGGCCCGTGGCCGCACCGTGCTGGCACCCACCGACGAGTGCGAGGTGGTCGGCTACAAGGACGACGGCACGCCGCGCTTTCGGTTCAAGGACAAGCCCTACGGACCGGGCGAAAAGGTGAGCCTGCCCGAGGCCGAAATCGCGCATCTGCGGCGCACCGGCTTCCTCGTCGATCCCGACCTCAAGGTCGTCGACGTCGCGACCGGCCCGACGCTGACCAACGTCCCGGGCTGATCCGCCATGGGGCTCGACTTCGGCGCGCTCGTCCTCGGCCCCACCATGGCAGTGTTCTCCGACCCGATCGCGCTCACCCCGACCGTGTCCATTCCGGGCGCGCTGGCCTACCCGGCGCGGGGCATCTTCGCCCAGCGGCCGACCCGGTGGGAGACGGCCGAAGGCGGGCTCGTCACCACGATGGAAAGCACGCTCGGCATCATGCTGGCGGACTTCCCGGTTCCTCCGCGCCAGGGCGACAGCCTCGTGCGGGCCGGCGTGACGTGGTTCGTGTGGGACGTGAACCTTGACGGCCAGGGCGGCGCCAGCCTGTCCATCAAGCAGCAGAGGAAGCCGGCGGAATGATCGGCACCCCCGAGTTCTTCCCGGCTGGCCCGACTGAGATCATCGACGGCACGTTGGCTCGCGCCAAGGCCGCGGCCGGCGTGGTGAACGCTTGGAAGCAACGTCCACTTCCGGTGAAGGACGAGGACGTGCCCTTCGTGCTCGTGTGGCACGGCGGCGACCGCACCGAACCGTGGGGCGACGCCAACGTCGGCGCGCCCACCTTCGACCACACGCTGAAGCTGATCGTTGTCGTTGCTGTCACGGCCGAGACGCCCAACGGGCTCGACCTGCTCGTCACCGCGACGACGGAGCGCGTCCGCACCGCTCTGCTGACCGACCCGTCGTGGATCGGCCTGTTCGAGGCCTGCCATAAGGCCGACGTCGGCTACGCGTTCCCGGGCGACGGCCAGATCCCCTACGCCCGGGGCCTGATCGAGTTCGAGGTCACGTTCCGGTCGGAATGGGCGCCTGCCGATCCCGCCGACTTCCGCGGGATGACCCTGACGGTCGGCACCGACGAGAAAACATCCTTCACCACATCCATCGACATTCCGGAGCCGAAGCCGTGAGCACCATCCAGGTCAAGCCCGCCCCGACGCTCGACCGCGCCGCGTGGCCGCTGCTCACCCACCCTGCCTCGGGTGGCCTCCTCGACGCCGCCGGCGCCGTGCCCGCCGAAGGCCGTCCCTGGCTCAACGACGGCTTCACGGCCCGCATGCTGACCGATGGTGCCATCCTACGTGCCGATGACCCGGCGTTCGCGGAGCCCGCGGCCAAGGCGGCCCCGGCCGACGAGCCCGTCGTCCAGCCCGAGGCCGACCCGGCGCGCTGAGCGCCGCCCCATCCTTCCTGACCACCCTCGGGCGCCTTCGGGCGCCCTCATCGTTTCAAGGAGGCCCGCATGGGCTTGAGCACGGGCATTTCTCAGGCGTGGCAGCTTCCGCTGTTTCAGATCGTCGTCGACGGATCGAAGGCGGGCACGTCGACCGATCAGCAGCCCGCTCTGCTCGTCGGGCAGGCCTTCTGCGGCGGCGATGCCGTCTCGGCGGCCAAGGCCGGCATGGCGGGCAACGGCACGCTCACGCTCGACAATGCCACGCCGGTCCTGCAGGGCTCGGCCACGGGCCTGTGGAAGGTCGTCTTCACGTCGGCCACGGCCTTCAACGTCGTGCCGCCGGTGGCCGGTATGAGCCAGGGCGCGGGCCAGGTCGGCCAGCCCTACGTGGGTCCGGGCATCAAGTTCACGATCGCCGCTGGTGCTACCGCCTTCGCCGTTGGCGACGAGTTCGACATCACCGTGAACAGCCTGCCCACCGGCAACGGCGCCTACAACGTGCCGGTGCCGATGGCATCGCCCTCGCTCGCCAAGGTGTTCTGGGGCGAGGGCTCCATCCTGGAGCGCATGGTCAGCCGCTTCTTCGACGGCAACACCACGCAGCAGCTGTGGGCCATCGCCGTCCCGCGCCCGGCGGCCGGCACCAAGGCGGGGGGCTCCTACAAGATCGCGTCGCAGCAGACCGCCTCGGGCGTTCTGACCCGGTACATCGCCGGCCAGAAGGTGCAGATCACCGTCTACCAGACCGATACCCAGGCCACTGTGGCGGCGAACCTCGCCGCGGCGGTGAACGCCATGACGACGCTGCCCGTGACGGCCGCGGTCGACGGCACCGATTCCACGAAGGTGAACCTGACCTGCCGCTGGCATGGCCTGTCGGGCAACGACATCACGCTCGTGTCGAACTACCTCGGCGCGAACGGCAACGAGGTCGACCCGGTCGGGCTGACGACGCTCGCGGTCCCGATGGCCGGCGGCACCGGCACGCCGGACTTCACCGGTGCCATCTCGGCGATCCAGTCGAAGGAGTTCGTGCACGTCGCGATGCCATACAGCGACGCGGCCTCGCTGCAGTCGTGGGATGCCGAAATGGGCTTCGGCCCGACCGGGCGGTGGGCCAACGCGCGCCAGCAGTACGGCTGGGTCTACAACGTGCGGCGCGACACTTACGCCAACCTGCTCGTCTGGGGTCTCGCCCAGAACAGCCCGGTGATCTCGACCGGCGCCGTCGAGCAGGCGGTGCCGACCCCGGTGTGGGAGCTGACGGCCGCCTACTGCGCCCAGGGCGCCGCCGGCCTCACCGACGATCCGGCGCGGCCGCTGCAGACGCTGGAGCTCTACGGATGCCTGCCGGCCCCGGTGGACCAGCAGTTCAGCCAGGCGCAGCGCAACAACCTCGTCGGCGCCGGTCTCGCCGCCTTCGGCGTCGCCCCGTCGGGCAACATCATGATCCTGCGCGAGCAGTGTCAGTATCAGCGGAACTCCTACGGCCAGGGCGACACGGCGTTCTCGCTGCTGACCACGCTGGCGATCAACCGCGCATTCATCCTTCGCGTCCGGTACGTCGTCACCACGAAGTACCCGCGCCACAAGCTGGGCCAGGACAGCGTGAATTACGGCCCCGGGCAGAAGATCATGACGCCCAGCCTCGCCAAGTCCGAGATGGTCGCCGTGGCCGTCGCGGCGGAGAAAGACGGGCTCATCCAGAACGTCCCGCTGTTCAAGCGGAACCTGCTCGTCGAGATCGACGACAACAACCCCAACCGGCTGAACGTGCTCCTGGGTCCCCAGCTCATGGGCCAACTTCGCCAGTTCGCCGCGCTGCAGCAGTTCCGCTTGCTCGCTGACCCGTCCCAGGTCTGACGCCCGCCCGATCCATCACGTGGCGCCGGCCTGCTCGGCTGCCTGATACCAGGAGAACACCATGGCACAGCGCGTCGGCGGAGTGCTCAAGATCAGCTACGACGGCAATCAGATCCCGGCCAAGGGCTCCTTCGTGATCAGCCCGTCCTCCGTCGAGCGCGAGGGCGTGGCTGGCCAGGACTACGTGCACGGCTTCGTCGAGAAGCCGCGCGTCCCGTTCATCAAGGGGCAGATCACCACCCGGGCCGAGGTGTCGCTCGAAGACCTGCTCGCTATCACCGACGCCACGGTGACGGCGGACCTGGCCAACGGCAAGAGCTACGTGCTCACTGAGGCGTGGACCAAGGGCGCCTTCGAGATCGATACGGACGAGGGCCACTTCGACGTCGAGTTCCAGGGCTTGACCTGCGAAGAGATCTGACCCGGGGCGAGTGAGGGCGCACCGTGGCCTACCCCTACGCGACCTGGCGCGCCGCGCTGCAGCCCGCCAGCTTCGGCGGTGTGGAATTCCACGTCGAGGTCAGCGGCAAGAGCGGCGGCCGGCGCATCGCCGGCCATGAGTATCCCAAGGCCGATACGCCCTTCGCCGAAGACATGGGCCGCAAGGCCGCCGGATGGCAGGTCACCGCCTACCTGATCGGGGACGACTACACCGCGGATCGGGATGCTCTGCTCGCCGTCTGCGACAGCGAGGGGCCGTTCACGCTGGTCCACCCGACGTTCGGCGCGATGCAGGTCCACTGCGGGCCCTACACGGCGTCCGAGAGCCGTGAGCGCGGCGGCTATGCCCAGGTCGAGATGGCCTTCTTCGAGGCCGGGCAGAACCCGGACGCCTCGGGAACGTCCGACACTCAGGCCCAGGCCACGAGCGCGGCGAGCGCCAGCAACGACGCGACGGCGGCGACGGTGAACAGCAACCTCGGGCAGGGCGGCATCGGTTCCGACGCCGTGGCCTCCGCGCAGGCCAACGCGAATTACACGCCTGTGACGACGCCGATGGCCAGCCCGACCGACAGCTTCGGCGGCCCTTCCGCGCCGCTGACCTACCCCGGCAGCATAGGGGGCATCGGTTCGGCATGACGGTCGACGACCTCAATGAGACCGTGTCTGCGCTGCGGGTGGCGCTCACCGCGCTGCAGGCCGCCGTGCCGGGGCAGGCCGGCAGGGCGGGCGCGTCCTTCCGCTACGCCTGCGGCGACACGCTTGCCCAGGCTCCGACGCTGCTGCAGGCCGCCGCCATCGGCACGCCGCTGCGCTCGTGCTTCGACGACGCAGTGGCGGCCGGCGCCACGCTGAACGGCCTCGCCGCGCTCCGGCGCGCCATGTGGGCGTTGTCCTACGTCAGCGGATCGGCGATGGCGGTCGGCGGGGCTTGCTGCTGCCTCGCGCTCGGCGCGGAGGCCTCGATCCTGGCCGACGCCACATTCGCGTCGAGCACCGACGCTCTGGCGGCGCTCGCCGTGTTCCAAGCCGCCGTTAGCGTGGCCCAGGACTGGGCGCTCGACAACCACCTGTCGGCCCAATATCAGGCGCTGATCGGCCTCGGCGCCGCCGTGGCGCGCGACCTGCAGAGCCGCGCCGCGCCGCTGCCGCGCCTTACCACATACAGCTTCCCGCGCGGCACGTCCTCGCTCGTGCTGGCCTATCGCCTCTACGGCGATGCGAACCGCGCCGACGAGTTGCGGGCCGAAAACGGCACCATTCACCCCGCTTTCATGCCGTCCACCGGGTCGGCCCTTTCAGAGTGAGGCCATGGTCACATTCGATCTCCGCGATGTGACTCGCGTGACCCGTAACCTAGAGCGGGTCGCGAAACAGATTCCCTTCGCTCTCGCGGGCGCACTGAATGCTTCGGCCGAGATCGGCCGGCGCGAGGTGATTGAGCACACGTGGCCCGGACACGTCGAGGCGCGCGACCCGAACTTTATCAAGGCAGCCCTGACCTCGAAGGGCGAACGCGCCACGAAACGCCGGCTGCGGGTCGTGGTCTACGACAAATTCGGTCGCGCCCACCTCCGGGCCCACGAGGTCGGCGGCACAAAGACGCCGCGCGGCAGCGCCATCGCAGTCCCGCTCGACGCCATTGCGGAGAAGCGCACCAGCAAAGGCGTGCCGCAGCGCCTGAAGCCCCGCGCCCTGCCGAACAGCTTCGTCACCGACGGGCGCCGCCCCAACACGCACCTGAAGCAGGGCGCCGTCTACGTCCGGTCCGGTCAGTACCACAAGAAGGGTTCGGTCATCTCCCGAACCGGGAAGCAGAGGAAGGACAAGGACGGCAAGCTCGCCTCGGCCGACAGCCGCAAGGTGACGATGGCCTACGTGCTCAAGCCCTCGGTGCCGATCCGTGCCGCCGTGCCCTTCCATGCCGATTTCAACCGCGCCGTCCGGAGCGCCATGCCCCGCGAGTTCCGCGCGGCTATGCGCCGTGCCATCGCAACGGCTCGGAAATGACTTTTCCCACCACACGAGGACCGAACCATGGCTAAAGGTCTCATCCCCGAAGTCGAGAACCCCGCCGTCACGATCAAGCTTCGCGAGCCGGTCAAGGTGCATGACGAACTGCTGACGGAGGTAAAGTTGCGCGAGCCGCGCGGGCTCGACATGATCCAGAACGGCAACCCGGTGAAGTTCAATGGCTTCTCGGAGGAGTATCAGGTCGCCTTTGACGAGGTGGCCGTCGTGAAGATGCTCTGCACACTATCGAATGGCCTGCCGCGCGTCGCATTCGAGCGCATGAACACGAACGACCTCGCCGACTGCTGCTGGGCTATTGCCCCCTTTTTTATCCCGTGGGTCAATCGGAAGGAGGAACAGAGGCCACAAGACGCCATCGAGCCGACCTAGAAAGCGATGACGCAGAAGGCCCGCTGGAGAATCTCGTGACGGCCTGCGAGCAACTTGCGGAGAACTTTCACTGCTCTCCCTACGAGTTCTATGACAAACCTTCGCACGAAATCTGGTCGATTTACGGTCGTGCCGTCGAGCGAATGAAGAAACAGCGCCGCAACGACTGAGGAGCCGCAATGGCTGACGAACAACTACGCCTCGTCGCGGGCCTTAAAGACAACGCCACGCCCGGCATCCGCAAGATCAAGGCTGAACTGAAAACGGTCGACGCTACGCCTGGCATGGTGCAGGCCCAAAAGTGGGTGCGCGGCTTCAACGAGGACGTGGCGAAGTTCAAGAAGAGCAGCATGACGGTGGCGTCCGTTATGTCGGCCATGGGCGTCGGAGGCCTCGCCGCGGCAGGCTCCATCGGCACCCTGGCGGCGGCGTTCAAAAGCCTCGCCGACAAGACGCTCGACATGCGCGAGCTCGGGCGCGAGGTCGGCCTCACCGCCGACGAGATCAACGCTATGAACCGGGCAGGCCAGCACTTCGGCTTTGACCCTTCCGAGATGGAAGGCGCGATCAAGCACTTTGCCGGCCTCATGCCCGAGTTCAAGCGCGGCTACGGCGAGCTGAACAGCATCCTCGCCCGTCAGCCGGACCTCATCAAGCGGCTGAAGGTCGAAGACACGAAGACGCAGATCAAGGAAATTTTCACCTTCCTCGACACGATCAAAAACCCGCAGGACCGCATGGTCTTCGAGCGCGGGATCTTCGGCACGGACGGCGTCGAGAAGCTGTTCAAGGACGGCGCCGGGGGCTTCGAGGCTCAGGCAGACAAGTTCCGTCAGACCCTGGCCCCCGTCACCGAGGCAGCGGCCGCGCAGGCCCAGGCGCTCCGCGACGCGATAAACGAGTTCAACGCCGCCGTCGACAACCTCGAAATGAAGGCGGGTCCGACCGTCTATCGCTGGATGACAGCCGGCGTGAAGGAACTCGGCGCCGTGCTGACGCAGGTCGAGAAGGCTCCGGGTGACGTCGCGGCAGCGGCGGCCGTGATCGCGGGGAGCCTCGCCGCGTTGAAGGTCCGCAACAGCATCATGCGCGGGAGCGCGCTGGCGGGCGGCGGCGAGATGCGCGCCGCGGCGGGGCAGCTGTCCAGTGCGGGCGCCGGCCTCGACAAGACGGCCGTCACCTTGAACGAGGCCGCTATCGCGCTCCGCGAGGCGGCGGTCGAGCTGCGCGGGCGGAGTGGCCCCGCAGGAGGCGGCACGGGCGGCGGCGCCTCTGGCCAGGGTGGTCAGCCCGGTTCGTCGCCCGGCTACAGCAACCTCACGCCGGGCGGCATCTTCGCGGCCCTACAGTTCCTCGACCTCGCGGGCCGCGCCCCCGACGAATTGCGGAAGCTACAGGCGAACCCGGACAAGGATGCGGCCTCGCCGGAAATGGAGTTCGCCGCCAAGCTCGGCGACGCCGTGCGCGGATGGTTCAAGGGCGGCGCCTCGTCCGCGCCAGCCTTCCACGTGCCGTCGCGCTACGATACGGAAACCCGGGCCCGGCGCAGCTCCGACGACCTCGACGGCTTCGTGGTGGGGGCGCTCGAAAAGCCGATCCTGCACCTGTCCGGCACGTTGAAGACTGCGGCGCGTCAGGCCGAAGAAGACGGGATCAAGCCGGCGGCGTTCCACTCGGGCGGGATCGTCGGCGCGGCCGTGAGCGACCCGGTGGCGATGCTCGCGGCTGGCGTGAAGCAGGGCATGCTTGAGGCGATGCGCGAGTGGGCCGGCGGCACCAGTTCAGCTGATCCCTCGACGGCGCGCAACGGCATCGTGCCCGCGAGCTTCGGTGGCGGGGGCGGCGGTGGCGGCGGCGGTGGCCGTTCCGGAGGTGGCGGGAACTTCGACACGTCCGGCGGCGGAAGCACCAGGGCGAGCGGTTCCCTCGCAGCGAATCAGCGCGAGGCCTACGCAGCGGCGATCGGCGAGGGCTTGTCGAAGACGGCAGCGCGGGCGCTGGTGGCCGACCTGTCGGGCGAGGGGTTGGCGCGCGACGCTCACCGCGTCCATTGGGACGGAAAGCACAACTCCGGCGGCATCGCGCAGTGGGACCCGACGCGCGCGGCGGACATCCAGCGTAAGTTCGGCAAACTGCCGTGGGAGATGGATGTAGCGGGGCAGACCCGCGCGGCCATTTGGGAGTACCGGAACAACCCGCGCTTCGCCCGCACCAAAGCGGTGATGGAGGGTAACGACCCTGGCGAGATGATTAAGCAGCTCGTCGCCAACTATGAGGCTCCGAAAGACAAGGCCACCGCAATCCGGCAGCGGATGGGCTACCTGCGCGGCTTCAACCCGGACTCCGATACATCCGGCGGGGCCGTTGGCGATGCTCTCGGCAAGCTCAAGCTGGCGAGGAACGTGGTCGGCGTCCAGTGCGTCGCCCTCGCCAACGCCGCCGTGGGCTTCGGCGGCAGTGTGAAGGAATGGCGCCGAGGCGTGAGCGCGGCCGACGGCACGCTCAAAGACGGTACGCCGATCGCCACCTTCCTGAACCGCGACGGGTCGCAGTCCAGCCGGTACGCCGGCGGAGGCATCGGCACCGAGGGCGCAAACCGCGACCATGCCGCGGTGTTCCGGCGCTACCTTCGGGACGCGGCCGGGAAGGCCATCGGCATGACAGTGTCCGAACAGTCGCGTGGCCACGCGCTGCACCTCCGAAACTACATGTTCGGCCGAGGTGCGGGCGAGCAGAACGGATCGAACTACAACGCCATCATGGGGCCGGACGGCAGGCCGCTCGGCGGCAGCAGCAATCCCATGACCGAACTCCGCGCCGCAGCGGAAAGGCTCGGTGGTGCCGCGCGTGACGATCTCGCCGCGGAGAAGCGCAGGGCAGAGGACCGCCGCCAGCAAACCGCCCAGGTGGACGGCGGCATCGACGCCCACGTCCACCTCCACGACCACCGTACCAGCACCCGCGTCGAGCGCCGCGGCGCCATCCGCGACGCCAGCATCACGGTCCGCCGCGCCCCGCAGCGCACCGCCACCGTCTGAGGAGCACCCGTGCCCGATCCCCGCACCATCGCGAAGATCTCGACTCAGGGCGCCAACGCGGCCGGCTATTACGGCTCCTGGAAGACGGTCCAGGTCCGCCGCGACTTCGGCAACGGCGTGTCCGTCTTCTCCTTCAGTGCCAGCGAGGTCGCGACGGGCGGCCAGCGTTCCGTGACGCTCCTCAAGCCCGGTGACGCGGTGGCGATCTCGCTCGGCGGGCATCAGGTCATCAACGGCTTCGTGACCAAGCGCCAGGTCTCCTACGACAAGGACAGCCACGACCTCGTCATCCAGGGCAAGTCCCGGACGTGTGACGTGGCGGACTCGTCCGTCATCATCAAGCCGGGCGACTACAACGGCTTCAACGTCCAGCAGATCGCCAACGGCGTGATGCAACCCCACGGCGTCAGCATGGTCACGCGCAACCCACCCTCCGGTTGGGACCGGCCCTTCGACTTCGCCGCGCCGCACTACGGCGAGACGTGCTTCGCCTTCATCAATCGGCTGGCGAACCAGCGCGGCCTGCTGCTGACCGACGACAAGGAGGGCAACCTCGTCGCGGGTCAGGCCGACGCCAGCACGGCGGCGGTCAGCCTCGTCGAGGGCCGCAACATCCTCCGTGCCGTGGGCGTGCTCGACGACGAGAACGCATGGTCGACCACGGGCATGATCCAGCAGTTCCCCGGCACGGACCAGACCTGGGGCACCACACGCGCCGCGGCGGCGACGGTGCAGAACCCGGGCCTCACGCGCGCGAACCGCGTCCGCCTCGTGCATGGCGATATGGCCGGCGACCCTTCGCAGCTCGCCACGCGGACCAGCTTTGAAAACATGCTGACCGCCTCGACGATCGTTCAGGCCAGCGTAACCGTCGTCGGGTGGTTCAAGCCGAGTGGCGAGCTCTGGAAGGAGGGCGACAGCGTCACGGTGCTGTCGCCGATGCTGTTCCCGATGGCGACCGGCGCCGTGAAGCTGTCCGTGCAGTCCGTGACCTACGCACAGGACCCAGGCGAGGGCACCACGACGACACTGGAGCTCGTGCAGCCGCAGCGGCTCGGTTCGACCATCGACCCGGGCTATTCGCAGGGCCAGCCCGAGCCGGCGCCCGCCGCAGCAGCCCCGGCCGCGCCCGACACGCCCGTGAAGGGCTGAGGAGCGCGCCATGTCCTTCGATGCCGACGACACCGGCCTCCGCGCTCGCCTCACTCTGTCCCGCGGCAACATCGTCAGCGCCGACGACTCCAAGCTGATGCAGACCGTGACGTTCCGCGGCCTATCGAACGAGTTGCTGACCGCAGAGCGGTTCCAGACCTACGGCCACACCAGCGTGCCGAAGCCCCCGGATGACGCGGCCGGCGCCAAGGCCGCCGAGGTCGTGGTTGGCACCATTGCGGGCAACCGCAACCACATGGTTGTGCTGGCGATCGACGATCGCCGCTACCGCATGAAGAACCTCAAGCCCGGCGAGGTCGCCACCCACGACGACCAGGGCCAGAACACCCACATCGCGCGCGATGGCGTCAACCACACCGCCAAGCAGCACGTCATGTCGGCGACGGAGGGGTCGAAGCCGCTCGGCACGTTCGAGCTCCAGGACCAGCTCAAGGGCCTGGGCGCCCACGTCGAGCAGTTGGCCCACACGGTTCACGGCCTGTTCGACGCGGCGTCGCGGATGCGCATGATTGCGCAGGGCGCCATCCCGGGCCTCGCCGTGCTGGCCCCGATCCTCAACCAGGACCCGAGCGGCCTGCCCGTCATGGCCGCGTCGATCCAAGCCAAGGCGCAGGCCTACCTGCAGCAGCACGTGCAGGAAGCCCTCGACAAGTTCACCTCGCCGACCATCGGCGGCGTCGCGTCCGTCCTGTCCGGCGGTATCGAGGGGCTGATCTCCGCCGCGGAGGCCGAGATCGCGAGCCTGATCTCCGCCAACCCGGTCGTCGCTCAGATCGACGGCCTTGTGGACGAACTCGCGAGCCTCAACGCAAGTGGGTCCCCTGCGACCATCGCCGCTATGGCACCGGTGATCCAGGGCCTCATCGACAAGGCGACGGCGGGCAACCCCGTGCTGGCGCAGGTCGCCAACTTGCGGTCGACCTTGGCCGACCTCACCGCCAGCGCCGGCCCGGGCCTTGGCTTCCTGGCGCCGCAGCAGAGAATGGTGCAGGGCCTGACGCGGTCGCTGAAGCTGTCGCAGTGAGGGCTCACCGGCAACGGTCGGTCTCGAACAGCTTGCTCTTCTCAAAGTAGAGAACACGAGGTGCGTTTCCGAAAAAGGCTTGAAACGTCGGACCATTTCCTAATGTTAGGCCTGATACTACAAGTGAGCCGGTGCTGCTTTCAACTGCCAGCACGCGATATTCTTGATCGTCATAAAAGAAGCGGCGAGCGACGGGATCGAACCGGGCAACGTACCGCGTCACCCCATTGTCGCACGTCATGCGCTCTGCCGCCTCAACCGGCGAGGCGACCACCAGGGCGGCGAGGGCAAGGGCGAGGCGCATGGGTGGGGTCCGCGAATGTGTCCGAGGGGCATATTCGCTCGACGCTACCGCGCCGCCGGGCGCCGAGCAATCGGACGCCCGATAATCACCATTCCCGGGCGTCCGACGCGTGATCGGCGCGCCGTCGGATCTGCCTTGCCGCTTGACGTGCGGCAGCGATGATGCCTATCGTCAGCCCACGAGTAGATTGCCAGCAAGCCGCCCCACACCGGGCGGCTTTCGTCGTTTCAGGGCTCTGCTGATGTCCGGCGTCATCATCACGCAGACCTTCAGCGCGCCCTTCACGGTGCGCCTGGACTGGATGTTCGGTACCGTCCAGGGCGACCCGCAGGACCACCGCCTCGCCAACGCGGTCGTGATCGCGCTCAACACGGACCGGCGCGCGCTGCCCGACGACAAGCTGCCGGACCCGCGCTCGACGGACCGGCGCGGCTGGTGGGGCGATACCGACGCCGCCTCGATCTGGGGCGGATGGCCGATCGGTTGCCGCCTGTGGCTGCTGTCCCGCGCCAAGCTGCCCGGCGGCACCCGCGAGGGCGCCACGATCGTGCGGGCGCGGCGCTACATCGCCGAGGCCCTGGAGCCGTTCAAGATCGCGAAGGTGTGCAGCGACTACGCGATCGACCTCGCCCAGGACACGCCCGATCGGATCTCGGGCACAGTCACTATGTTCCGCGGCCCGAAGACGGCCATTGCGCTTAAATTTCAGGATTTCTGGCGCGACTTCGGGGGCTGACGCCACATGCCTTGGTCGACCCCCACCATCGCGGACCTGCGTCAGCAGAACGCCGACGCCATCGCGGGCAAGCTCGGCCTCGCCATCCTGCCGAACGGCGAGGTGCGCGTGTTGGCGGACGCCAACGCCGCGAACGCCGGGCTGAACCTCGAGTACCTGGACTGGCTGTCCAAGCAGTTCCTGCCGGACACTGCCGAGCAAGGCTTCCTCGACAAGCACGCGAACATCTGGCTGGTGAACGCCGACGGCTCCCGCGGCCGCAAGGTTTCGACCTTCGCCATCGGCACGGCGACCGTTTCGGGCATCGCCGGCACGGTGTTTCCGGCCGGCTCGCAGTTGTCCTCGTCGACCACCCTGTACCAGACGATCGCCGACGTCACGCTGAGTGCCGGCGCCACGCCCGTCGCGATCCGGGCGCTCGACGCGGGCTCGGCGGGCAACCTCGCCGCCGGCTCCACCCTCACGATCCTGGTGGGCAACCCGAGCGTTTCCGGGAGGGCCGGCGCCAAGGTCGTGTCGCTCACCGGTGGCGCCGACGCGGAAAGCGACGACGAACTCCGCGTCCGCGTGCTGCTGCGCATCCGCCAGCCGCCGATGGGCGGCGCGGCTGACGACTACGTGCAGTGGGCCCTTCAGGTCGCCGGCGTCACCCGCGCTTGGTCCTCGCCGAACGAGATGGGCATCGGCACCGTGACGGTGCGCTTCATGTGCGACGACCTCCGGGCCACGAACGACCCGGCCACGAGCGGCCTGCCAAACGCCCAGGACATTGCGGCCGTGAAGGCTTACCTCGACACGGTCCGCCCCGTGGCGGTGAAGGACCTCTTCGTGGTCCCGCCGATCACGCAGAAGGTGGACTTCACGATCAACAACCTCGTCGGCGGCTCTCTGGCGTTCAACGCTGCCATCCGCGCGGCCGTGACTGCGATGATGAAGAGCCGCGCCGCGCCGGCCCACGCCATCAACGGCGTGCGGCAGCCGGCCGTCGACATCCCATCTGCCTGGGTCGCTGAGGCCATCTACACAGCCACGAGCGGCGCGTCTTTCGATCTCGCGATGGCCGACGCCGTCATGGCCTCGAACGGCTGTATGGCGGTGCCGGGCACGATCAAGTTCGGCTGAGCGAACGATGACTCACGACCGGTTCATGCGCGCCTATCGGTGGGTCGCCATCGCCTTCACCGTCATGCTCGCCATGGCTGTAGGCTGGCAGGCCTATCGCGTCGCGACGGGGCGGTGCGAGCACCCACGGTACGGCATCACCGTGCACGGCGCCCTGCTACTCTGCGAGGAGTGATGGCGGCCGGGCCCTACATCCAGCAAACCGCCGCCGACTTCGCCGGCGTCATCGCGGACCAACTGCCGTTTGGCACCGCTTGGCCGCGGGATGCCGACGCTGACCTGATGAAATGGTGCGCCGGTTGCGCCGAGGTGTGGGACGGCGTGTCGGCGCGCACGGCCGCGCTCGCTATCACCGAGAGCGACCCGCGCGCGACGCTGGACATGCTGCCGGAGTGGGAGCGGGCCTTCGGCTTGCCCGACCCGTGCGTGGCCGAGCCGCTGACGATCGTCGACCGGCACAAGGCGCTGATCGTCCGCATGACGACGCTGGGCCGTCAGGATCGGGCCTTCTTCATCAAGGTGGCGGGGCTGCTCGGCTACCAGATTCGCATCCGGGAATACTCGCCCTTCATGTTCGGCGTGTCCCGCTTCGGCGACACGCGCCCGGCGGCGCCGCAGGACCCGACCGACGTGTACCCGCGCTGGACCATGGGCCCGCCGGAGATGCGCTTCGTGTGGACGGTCTACGTGACCGGGGCGAAGCTGCGGTGGTTCCGCTTCGGATCCGGCGAGTTCGGCGTCGACCCCATGGTGCGGATCGGCATCGCGACCGACCTCGAATGCGTGCTGCGCCGGTGGAAGCCGGCCCACACCGAGGTGGTCTTCAACTACGGCGGCGTGAACACCAGCCGCACGGAATACGACTGGTTCCGCTTCGGCCAGTCGCAGTTCGGCGTCGACCCGATGGTCACCGTGACCACGACCGGCGGCATCCAGGACACCTGATCTCGCGCTCCGCGCGCTCCGCCACACCAGGGCCGGACCGACACGTCGTCGGCCGGTCCTTCTGCTTTGCAGGGTCACGATGAAATATTACGCGCCCTACGGCAGCACCGACCCCAACTCGCCCTACGTCAACGGCGATCCGGTGAACGGCGTGCCTGGCTCGATCCCCGACTGCCGCGGCTTCGAGCAGGTGCAGCGCGAGATCGTGAGCGTCATCGCGGCGTCCCAGCAAACGCCCGCGGACGACACGACGCAGTCCGCTACGACGCAGCTCGCCCAGGCCCTGCGATCGGGCCTTCTGACCTACACGCCGGACCTCAGCACCGCCGCCAACACGGTCGTCCTCGCGCCGGTCTTCGCCTACACCGCGGTTCCGAAAATTGGCACCGTGTTCCGCTTCAAGGCCACCTTCGCACCGACCGGCGACACGAACTGTCTGATCAACGGCCTTCCCGCCATCGGCGTGCGGATGCCGGGCGGCGGCAAGGTGGGGCCGGGCGCTTGGGCGGCCGGCCAGATGGTGTCGTTCGAGTTCGACGGCACCTACGCGCAGTTCAAGGGCGGCTCGGGCGCGGGCAGCCTCGTGCAGACCGCCAACGTCGTGCTGCAGGTGCCCTCGGCGCTCTACCCGACGATCCAGTCGGCCGTGATCGCCGCTCATACGATGATCCTGCCGCCGAACGTGACCGGCATCATCTCGGTCACACCCCCTTCAGCTACCACTCCCTACGTCGAATACCTGACCACCACCACCGGGTCGATCTATCTCAGCGCCCCCTTCGGCGAGCGCTGGCAGATCGTCGGCGCGCCGATCGTCGGCTCCGTTCCGACCGCGGCTCAGCTCGCAGGCAAGAGCAACGCGCAGGTACTCACCCTGCTGCGCAGCATCTTCCAGGTCGAGGTGCGCTGCGTCGGCGTCAGCGCCTTCGAGCTGCACTCCGGCGTCTGGAACCAGATCGCCAACATCCTGATCACGGGCGACCAGACGAACAGCGGCGGCCACTACGGCATCAAGGTCGGCGACTGGTCGACCCGCGTCGGCTTCGGCGCGCTCGGGCTCCTGAACGTTGCCGTGCACGGCTTCGGGCTCGACAACATCCGCGCCGAGCTGCTGTCGGCCATCCAGGCCGTCAACGTCTGCTCGACTTATTCGTCGGCCCACGCCTTCCACATCAGCCACGGCTCGGTGCTGGAGTGCAACACCGGCAACCTGCTCGCGATGTTCAGTCAGACCGGCATCGCGCTGCAGAACGGCGGTCAGCTCGCGATCGACTCGGCCTCGGGCACGGTCGACATCAGTTCGAACACCGGCCCGGGCATCGCCGGCCTGCAGGGCGGCATCGGCAACCTGTACCCGGCCACGGCCGTGAACATCCAGAACAACGGCACTTACGGGCTGATCATGGCCGCCCTGTGCGCCATCACGCTGCCGTTCAGCGGCACGACCAAGTTCAGCGGCAACCCCTCGGGCGACATCTACCTCGCCCAGATCTGCCAAGCCATCACCTACGGCTGCGCTCTGCCTGACGGATCGTCTCCGGCTCGCGGGTCGTCGAACAGCTCCGGCTGCACCATCTACTGAGGCGCCCCGACATGATCCTGTTCTGCCGATATGGCGTCGATCCGTCGGCGCCCGAGAAGGGCTACGTCTTCGCAGACTACCCCGATGGGGCGGCGCCGCCTGCCGACGCACATCCGGACTGCCTCGCCGTGCCGGATGCCGGCCCGGTCGAGCGCTTCGGCCGTTTCGGGCCGGCGCCGGACCTGATGGGCGATGCGCCCGCGTCGCACCACGCGTCGCAGGCCGAACTCGACGCGCAGGATGTCGCCAAGGACAGCCCGCTCCGCGCCATCGCGGGGAACGCCATCACCAAGGACAACCGGCGCCCCGCGACCGATTTCCGCCACTGGGCGGCTCCGGACCTCACCGTCGACGTGGCCCGGGCGGCGAAGCTTCGTGAGGTCGAGGTCGCCGATGCGGCGGCGCAGATCGGCGGTTTCCCGTCGTCGGCACTCGGCGCTCCCCACACCTACCCGTCCGACGCCGACGCGCTCGGCAAGATGCAGATGGCCGCCATCGCCGCTCTGTCGGGACAGTCGAAGCCCGCGTGGACGGCGGCGCTGCGCTGCGTCGACGCCGATGGGGTGGCTGCCGGTCGGCCGCACAAGGCGGCTCAGGTTCACCAAGTCGTCGGCGACTTCCAGGCCTTCAGCGATGCGCTGCAGGCCAAGCGGGACGACCTCGCGGCCCAAATTGCTGCGGCGGCCGACGTCGCCGCCGCGCTGGCGATCACCTGGGCCTGACGCTGTGACGAACATCCTGGCGCTCCCCGAGCTGTCGATCCCGTGCACGATCCGCACGAATGAGGACTGGCTGGACGCGGTCGCGTTCTGGGACGTGAACGGCAACCCGGTCGCGCTCGACGGCATCCCCTTCGAGCTCCAAGCCCGCGCCACCGCGGACAGCGGCGACGTGCTGCTCGACGCCACGACCGACAACGGGCTGCTGGTGCTGTGCTCGGCCGGTGCCCTGGTGCAGCCGGTCGCACCGGGCTTCGGCTATGCGGTCGGCGATGTGATCTACGCGGCCGGCGGCGCCTGCACCGTGCCCGCGGCGCTCGTCGTCACGGCGCTCGCGCTCGTCGGGCTCGGGGTCGCGGGCGGCACGGGTTACGCTGTCGGGGATGTGCTGACCCTCGGGGGCGGCGTCGCCGCGGCGCCCGCGATGGTGATGGTCGACAAGGTCGACGCCAATGGCGCGATCACGGCGTCTCACGTATTGGCGCCCGGCGTTTACACGGCACCAGCGACCGCTCTGGCGCAGGTGGCAACGACCGGCAGGGGCACGGGCGCGACCTTCACGGCGCCTCTGTGGGGCGTCGCGTCCGCCAAGATGACGAGCGCGGGCACCTATTCGGTGCTGCCGACCAGCCCCGTCGCCCAGGGCTCGACCACGGGCCTCGGCGCCGGCGCGACCTTTGCCCTGACGTGGGTGAACAACGCGCTCTGCATCGCCGTGCCGCTCGACGCCATCACGGATTACCTGATCGCTGTGGCGACGGTCTACGAGATCCGCGCCGAAGCGGACGGCTACACGCGTGTGGTCGTCACGGGTCCGCTCACCGTCGTCGAGGGGATCGTGCGATGACCTTCGGCCCCATCACGATCAACAGCCCGGGCGCGAGCGCCACCATCGGCATCATGGGCCCGATCGGCAAGCCGGGCACGCCGGGCAAGGACGGCAGCGTCGGCCCGCAGGGTCCGGCCGTGTTCCTGCCCATCACGGCGTGGGTGTCCGGCGCCACCTACTCGCCCGGCACCGCGACGCAGGCCGCGTCCTACGTTTCGATCAACGGCAGCTCCTACGCGTGCACCACGGTGCACACCTCGGGGGTGTTCAACATCGACCTCGCTGCGGGCCTTTGGCAGACGGTGGGCAGCAAGGGCGACAAGGGCGACGCCGGAACGCCAGGCTCGACGTGGTATGCGGGCTCGGGCGCGCCGGGCAACATCATCGGCATCAACGGCGACTACTTCTTCCGCACCGACACCAACGACATCCTGCTGAAGGTGTCCGGGGCCTGGACCAAGATCGCCAACGTGACGGGTCCGCCCGGCCCGGCCGGCCCCGGCTCGGGCAACGTGCTCGGCCCCGCATCGTCCGTCACCGGCGACATCGTCCTGTTCTCCACCGCCGATGGCACCGGCATCAAAGATTCCGGCGTCGCCCTCGCCGCCCTGGCCCGCATCGGTTTCCGATCCATCGGTGACGCCGCCGCGACCCTCGCCGCCACCGATCGCACCGTCGCGACCTCGGCCGCCTTCACGGCCCCCCGCACTTGGACGCTGCCGGCGGCCAACGCCGTCCCAGCGGGCACCTCGCTCCGCATCCTCGATGCGGCCGGCGCGGTCACGACCACCAACACCCTGACGATCGCTACCACGACGGGGTCAGGCAACAGCGCGGCCGACACGCTGAACGGCGCAGCCTCGTCCACCTTCGGTTCGACCTTCACCGACTTTCTAATGACGTCCGACGGTGTGTCGCGCTGGACCTACGACGTGCAGGGGCTCGCCCGCGGCGGCACGGGGGCGACCACGGCGGCTGTGGCGCTCGCGAACCTCGGCGGCGTGTCCACGGCGGCCCTCACGGCGGCGCTCGGCACCGTGGCCCAGCTCGACGACGTGCGTGGCCTGATGATCCAGGTCGCGAAGCTAAACGGCAAGGTTTCGGGCTTCGTGGCTTATGCAGCCGACGATTTTCAGGACCAGAGCGGGGTGGATGCGGCGAGCAGCTCGGGGCAGACCTACGACACGGCGAACAAGCTGTACTACAACCGCGACCTGACGACCCCGTTGCTTTGCCATTTCGACGGTGCGAACGGCGCGACGACAACCACGGACGACGCCGGCCACACCCTGACGATGGCCGGCACAGCCAAGCTCAGCACCGCCTATACGGCCTTCGGTTCCGCTTCACTCCTGTGCGACGGATCGGCGTCGGGCGGCGTCACCACAGGCGTCAGCACGGACTTCAACTTTCTCAACTCCAGTTCGCCTTGGACCATCGAGTTCGTGGCGAACCCGACGGCGACGCCAGGAACTTCCTCCCTGGTGCAAGCTAATGCGGGAGCCGCTGCCGGCGTCGACATCCGGTGTTCCGGCGCCGCGCTGGTCGTCGACAACGGTACGAACAATTCCGGCATCTCGATCGCCAACACCTTCGTGGCCGGCACGAAGGTCGTCATCGCGGTCACCTGCGACGGGACCAATCTGCGCGTCTTCACGAACGGCACACTGCAGAGCACCACGGCGGTGCAGGGCTACGGCACGCCGAACCAAGTCCAGATCGGATACGGGCCGAATAACTCCAGTCTGACCGGCTTCCCGGGCTATATCGACGAGCTGCGCATCTCCAACGTGTGCCGCTACACGGCGAGCTACACGCCCGCGACGGCGGCTTTCGCCCTGTCGACGCCCGCGCTCGACCTCCGCTCTGTCGCCTTTCAGGCATCTGCGGTGCCGTCGAAGGCCAGCCTGTTCACACTGGTCAAGGCGCTCAACGGCGGCACGATCACGCCGAACACCAACGTCATCGCTTCCGTGTCGCGCAACGGGGGATCGACATGGACGCCTGTCACGCTGGTCGCGGCCGGCACGGTCGGCGGTTTTACCGCTTACGAGGCGAACGGGCAGGACGTGACTGGCCAGTCCTCCGGGCAGAGCATGAAGTGGCGGCTGCAGACCTCGGGCGGGCTTGCTATCCAGGCACAGGCCGTCGTCGAGCAGTGGGGTTGAGCCATGGTCGAGACGGGCTTCCACGTCGATCCGGCGACCTTCCCGGAACTTGACGCCCGTCAGTTCGGCACGGGGCTGTGGCAGGACGGGCTCATCTCCTACGACGACGCTAAGGCCTTCATGGGGGCCGGCACGCTGCCGGCGGCCGTGGTGACGGCTCTCAACAGCCTGGACGACGACGACACCGGCAAGCCGACGCCCCGCAAGGAAGCGACACTGCTCGTCGTCGGCGCTCTTGGGTATCAGCGGGCCAACCCGGTCGTCGACAAGCTCGCCGCCGCGACGGGTTGGGACACCCCGACCACGGACGCGAAGTGGCGCGCTTGGGCGTTGCTGTAGCCGTCACCACCGATAACCGCCCTTCCCGGTACCCATCCGAGCCGCCTCCGGGCGGCTTTTTCGTGAGAGCATCATGGCCACACCGCCCAACCTCATCGAGCGCTACGTCGGTGACGACTGGACGGTAGCGCCCATCGCCCTGACGGCGGGCGGCGCGCCGTTCGATGCGACGGGTTCGGTGGTATCCGCGCAGGTCTATGTCGCCTACCAGGCCGCGCCCGTCCTCGTGCTGATCGAGGGCGACGGCCTCACGATGGCGGCGGACCGCACCACGGCCGTCGTCACGGACCTGTGGGTGCCGAAGGCCGTGACGAGCACCGTGCCGCCGCAGGACCGGCGCGTCACGACCTACCTCACGCGCATCGACATCGTGGTCACGGACAGCCGGGGACGTTCCCGCACCTGGCTGATCATCCCCGTGCTGCCGCTAGACCGGCGATCGGACCTTCCTGCATGACGTCCGATCCCACCCTCTCCGGCGGCATCGTCGCCGACCCGCTGCTCGGCGGTTCGCTCGGCGGCGGTCAGGGCCCGGCGGGACCGCCCGGCCGCGACGGCACTTCCGCCTACGACCTCGCGGGCGGCGACGCCGAATGGGGGTCGCTCCCGGCGTGGCTGGCCAGCCTCGCGTCGGGCGGCGCCGAACGCAGCTACGCCGTCGCCATCGCGGCGCACGGCCAGACGGTGCTGCCGATCTCCCCGCCGCCGGCCTTGCTGTCGACGCTCTGCCTGACGGTCAACGGCATCGACTACCGCGCCCCGCTGGCGCTCTCGGCCACCGAACTCGCCGTCACCTGGTCGGGCGGGTTTCCGCTCGACCCGTCCGACGACGTCCACGTCTCCTACTTCTGAGGTCCACCATGGGCGTCCCCGCCAAGCAGATCACCCGCTTTTTCCAGGCTCCCATCGGCATCTCGGGCTTCTCGACCGCCGGGGGATCGTCCGACACGATCACCTCGGCCATCACCGCGGCGCTGAATACCGCGGCCGACAGCGGATCGTCCGTGCCGCTCCAGGTCGGCAACGGCGCGCCCGGATCCCAGGTCGAGGGCGTTCAGACGGCCGCCGGCCTCAACCTGACGCCGATCTACAACAGCGGGACGAAGATCAAGTATCTCGACGGCAGCGGCGCCGAGGTTTACGGCAAAGTCACCAACTTGGGCTCGACCTGGACGCTGTCCTACTTCTCCCTGTCGGGCGGCACCGAGAACGCCTTCACGATGCCGGCCTCGGCCTCCATCGCCTTCGAACTGCCCTACGTCTTCACCTTCGACCATCTGCCCTACACGGCGATGATGGCGGTCCTGGAGCGCCACGTCGCGCCGTCGAGCGCGACCGGTGCGGCGGGGACGCGCCTCTTCGCCGAAGCCGTCGCCGTCACGTCGGCGAACACCCTGGCCGGCCTGACCAACGCGGCGGACGGCAAGATCGCCCGGCTGAACGTGAACGGCCTGATCTACACCAACCTCGGCTCCGCCCCGTCCTTCACGGTGTCGGGCAAGACCATCACGTGGTCGGCGGCCAACGCCGGCTTCGCGCTGGCCACGAGCGACGTGGTGTCGGCCGAATACAGCTACTGAGGCTGACGGGTGGCCCTCGTCGCCCCGAAACAGGCCGGGCTGCTCCCGTCGCGGCAGTCCGGCATCGTGCCGGCGAAACAGATCGCGGCGCTGTGGGACCCGACCCAGCTCGGTTCCGCCCTCGCCGCGTGGTGGGACCCGCGGCAGGGCATCACGCTCAACGGCTCGACCGTCTCGGCCTGGGCAGATCGCGTGGCCGGTCTGAGCGCGACTCAGTCCACGGCGAGCGCACAGCCGACCTATAGTGCCACGGCGCGCAACGGAAAGCCGGGCCTCTCGATGACGGGGTCTCAGTACCTCACATTCACGCCATCATCGGCTTTCCCGTCAGGTTCTGCGGTTGGCGTCATTGTCGCGGCTGCTTACCAAGTATCCCCTGGAAACCAGGGAACTTGGGCGGTCAGCTACGGAGCGGCGAATAGCAACGCGGGCCTGACACGTTATATAACGACATCCGACTCAACAGTCGGGAATGTGGCGATAGGCGTCTCCGGCAGTGCATCTAATCTCACGACCGCGGAGTCGTGGAAAGCTGTTGATCGGCTCGTAATCGGTCAGTTTGGCGCCGGTCAAACGTTGACGGCCAACGTCGACGGCCTCGCTATAGAGACGGTCACCCCATCCCCGACAATCAATACGAGCCTTTCGACAGGAAGGCTCGGAGGATGGGCGTATTACGGCTCGAACCTCAACGGCGTACTGCAGCAAATCATGGTCATTAATCGTTCGCTTACGGTCAGCGAACGTCAGAAGCTTGAGGGTTGGGAGAGTTGGGCCGACGGCAAAAACGGCGCCAACCTGCCGTCGTCGCACCCCTACAAGTCCCGCGCCCCCTACATGAGCGACCCATGACCTACTGGGTGTTCACCTCTGAAGCGGCCGCCGCCGTCGCCCAGCAGGCGTGCATGGACGCGCTGCCGGTCGACACGATCGACGGCGTCGAGGCCCCCGTTCAGATCACCGAGGCCTGGGCCGACGTGCTGCCGACGACGGACGGGCGCTTCGGCTTCGTGGCGTGCCCGTTGGTGGAGCAGCCGGGCCACGCCATGGCTGTGACGGATGAGGAGTGGGCGGCCATGCGGCCGGCCCCGGCCGTCGTCGATCCCATGGCCGTCTGAGCCACCCGCCACCACCCCATTCCCGGCCATCCCGGTCGAGAACCCGGAGGACAATCCATGTCCGCCGACACCTTCCCGTTCGCCCAGGCCGAGCCCTGGCTGCGGGACCGACGCCACGCCCTAGCCCATCACCTCGAGGAAGCCATGTCCCACCTCACCGACCTCATCGAAAACGGCAAGAAGCTCGCGTCCGAGCGCGCCGACCTCATCGTCGACCGCGACTCGCAGAAGTCCCGCGCCGACGCCGCGGAGGCCCACGCCGCCGAGCTGCAGGCGAAGATCGACGCCGACGACAAGACCGCGGGCGCCGCCAACGACGACCTCGCGGCCGAGATCGCCAAGGAGGCCGGCGTGTCGGGCTCCACGGCTCCGTCCAGCGCGGCCCCCGCGTCCGACGCCACCGTGACCACCTCGGCCACGGGCGCCACCGTCACGGTCGACCCGACCGCCGGCACCACCACCCACGTCGCCGACGGCACCACCACGACCGTCGATCACGCGTCCGGCACGGCGACCGCGACCGACGCCACGGCGCTGCCCGTCGAGCCTGCCCCGGCGGCCGTCGCCGAGGCCGTCTCCGCGTCGGCGGACGCCGGCGTGACGGTGCCCGCGGCCGACCCGGTCATCCCGACCACGGTGAGCTGAACCACCCGGCAACGACTGAGCGAGGGGCGCCTCCGGGCGCCCTTTCGCGTTTCTGGAGCTCCGCCATGGTCGACATCTCCCCCATCCGCACCACGATCTCGCTCGCGCCCGGCGAGACGGTCGAGCTGATCCGCGAGCAATGCGACTGCCCGAAGGGCGATGTATGCCCGGACGGCAGCCTCTTCGCCGACGCCTGCCCGCGCCGGCCCAACCCTCCCGTCGCCGTGGAGACCCGCCCGTGACCGCGACGCGCGCCTCTACGCTCTGCCGACGCGAGCTCGCGCTGCTGGAGGGCACCGTCCTCCGCTGGTACCGCGACGCCACCGGCACCTGGACCTGTTGCACGGGCCACACGGCCGCGGCCGGGCCGCCGGTCTACGCCGCCGGGCAGACGTTCACATCCGCGCAGTCGGACGCGATCTGCGCCGCCGACTTGGCCCGCGTCTATGAGCCCGCCATGGCGCGGCTCATCAAGGTGCCGCTCACCCAGTACGAGTGGGATGGCGTCGAGCTGCTGACCTACAACATCGGCGAGGGCAACCTCGCGAAGTCGGACCTCCTCCGCCACCTCAACGCGGGCGACAAGGCCGCCGCCGCCGATGGCTTCGGCCACTTCACCACCTCGCATGGCCAGCAGCTCCCCGGCCTCGTGAAGCGCCGCGCCACCGAGCGCACGATCTTCCTGACCGGGCAGTATCCCGGCCTCAAGCCCGAGGCCGGCCACTCCGGCGCCGAGATGGCCGCCGCCGTCACGCTCGCGAGCGGCATGACCGGCGACGCCGTGGCCCACCTCCAGGGCGAGCTCAAGCTGCTCGGCTTCTTCGCCTTCAAGGCCGACGGGATCTTCGGGCCGATGACCAAGCACGCCGTGCAGGCGTTCCAGCGCGCCCACGGGCTGTCGGACGACGGCGTGGCAGGGCTGAAGACCGGGCTGGCCATCACGGCCGCGCTGGACGCCAAGGCGAAGGCGGCCGGGGCTGTCGCTGTTGTCGTGCTGCCGAAGCCCGCGCCGCTTCCGACGTCCGCCCTCGTGCTGCCGCCCGTAGAGCCTGGGCCGATCAAGGACCTCGTGCTGCCCACGAAGGCCGCGGCCGCGCCGATCCCGCATGGGCCCTCGCTGTGGGCCCGCATCCGCTTCCTGTTCACCGGAGCCGCCTGACCATGGATTTCTCCATCCTCGCCCCGACGCTCGCCCGCTACGGCGCGCCGATGATCGCGGAGCTTCTGGACACCGCGGCCGGTGCCGTCGGTGGCCCGCTCGCCGGACTCGCCGTGACCGGCGTGACGAACTTCGTCCTGAACCGCCTCGGCGCGGCGTTCGGCGTGCCGGCCGACCCGGCGACGCTGGCGCCCGCCATTGAGGCCGCGGCGCAGTCCGACCCGGCCGGGACGCAGACCAAGCTGCAGGCCGTGCAGGACGACCACGCCGACCTCATCCAGAAGGCCATGGCGCAGGCGCAGATCGACGAGGCCAACGTCGAGAACGCGAGGTCGACCGAGATCCAGCGTGCCGTCCACGGGGCGTGGTACGAGCGCGCGGCCCCGCTGGTGCTGGCCCTCGTGATCGTCGTCGGGTTCTTCGGCATCATGGCGCTGTTCGCGCTGGGCAAAGCGAGCGGCGGCGACACCATCATGGTCGTGCTGGCCACCACCATGGCGTCGGCCTTCGGCGCGCTGGTCAACTACTACTTCGGCTCCAGCATCGGCTCCAAGGCGAAGACGGACATGATCGCGTCCGGCCTGCCGCCGGCGAAGCGCGCCCGGTAGGCGCCGACGTGCTCCGCCTCGTCGTGTGGCTCACCGTCCTGGTGCTGAGCGCCGGGGCGGCGTGGGCCGAACCCGGGTCGCCGACGCCCGAGACACTGCCGATCGAGGTCCAGTGGCTGAAGGTCGCCGCGCAGGTCATCTCGACCGTCGGCATGCCGGGCGTCATCGCGGGCCTGATCTACCTGCTCAAGGTCCAGCGCGACCGGCAGGACGCCGAGGTGGCCAAGTACGAGGCCGCCTTGAAGGAGGAGCAGGCCTTCAACCGCAAGGTCCAAGAGGACCGGATTACGGCCGCGGCCGCCGGTGCCGACCGGCTGGCGACGGTCGCGGTCTCTTCGAACAACGCCATCGCCACTGCTGCGGAGAGGAACGCCGGCGTGCTGGCGACCCTCGAGGACATCAAGAAAGCCGTGGCCCCGGTCGACGGCGAGCTGTCGCAGATCCTCCGAAACCAAGACGGCCTTTCCGGCGCGATCAACGGCGTCGCCGTGAAGGTCGGCAACGGATGCAGGGCCGCATGATGATGAAGGCCTTCCTCGCCTGGGCCGGGATCATGGCCATGCGCGCGCCTGTGCCGAGGACGGAGCACGGGCGCTGCCAAGCCTTCCACGACGAGGCGGACCGCGAGATGGCGATCTTCGCCGGCGCGCAAGCCGTCGTTCGCCGCTCCCAGCGGCTGGCCAACGTCATGGACTCGGACCCGTCCAACACCCCCCGTATCAGTAAGGGCATCGACGACATGCGCGAAACCATGGCCATCGTGGCGAGGCGTGCCGACCGATGATCACCGCCGACCGCCTGACCCGCAGCCTCACCGCCCCGCGCTTCCTGCGCTGGATCGTCCTCCCTCACCTCGTGTTCTTCGCCGTCGCCTGGCTGACGGATGCCCCGCCGCTCATCGCGGTCCTCAACTCCGTCGACATCGCGCTCAGCGTCGCTGTCTGCATCGCCTTCCTGCCGTCGGCACTTGAGGCGATCTTCGACGACCGACCGGCCGACAAGGCGGTGTTCCTCACCCTCGGCATCTTCTGCGGGTGGGAGGGCAACGCGCTCCGCGCGGGATGGTCGATGGCTTGGCGCGCCCTCGGCATGCCCGATTGGTTCGCCAACACCGACATCACGAGCTACATCCTGTTCGTGATCGGGGCCGGCGCGCTGTTCCACCTGCTGGCGCCCGGCGCGCTCGACGAGGACGTCCCGCCGAAGCGCTGGATCAAGATCGGCGCTTGGATTGGGGCCGGCGTGTTCCTGGCCATCGTGCTGACCTACCTGCACGACATCGAGGGCTACATCCACGGTTTGGCGCCGCCGCACGACCGCGCCGCATCACCGGCGGGGTTTCAGGACCTTTGACCCCGCCCGCACCACCGACAATCCGCCCCGCTGCCCGAGAGGGTGGCGGGTGCCGTCCATACGTCTGGCCAGCATCTTGCACGCCTTGTGCTGGCGTGCAGAAACGCCACATGTAGAAAAATAATATGGGTGCTGGGGGCTTCGACTCGCTTTTGCAAGGGCAGGTTAGCCGTTATCCACTCACATTGTTGATTGCACGAAGATGCAACCTCAGGGGGAACGCATGTCCGGTGTCGCAACTATGAATAAATCCCAGGTGGATAGGAATTTCGAGGCGTTCCAGGCCAAGCTGCCTGAGCTGCTGCCAACCCATGCGGGAAAACTGGCGCTCATGCACGATGGTGATATCGTGGATTTCTTCGACTCCTACGCGGACGCGATTCGCTTCGGCCAGGAACGTTTTGGAGATATATCTGCGTTTTCCGTGCAGGAAGTAAGTAACAAGACTGCATCCTTGGGGTACTACTCTTATGTTGGCAGTGTTCAACAATACACCGATCGGACCTACGCTTGAGATAGGTATTTCTGCTCCGCAGCCTGGCGTAGTATTGTTGACTGGTCCACCGGCAAATACGGTATGGATCACAGCCATAGCCGACACTGGCGCAAACGCAACTTGTGTTTGTGCTGGGGCAGCAACTCGAGCCTCTTTACCGATTATTGGGAAAGGACATGTTCAGAGTGCTAGCCATGTAGTTCCGGTAAACCAGTACTTCGGTGACCTTTGGATTAGAGCAAGGAACGTCGGAAACATCCAGTTTATCTGGCCGTTTCGCAATAGAGTTTTCCTAGAGCTTGCTCTCCCAGGGACAAGTCACGAAGCGTTGTTGGGGATGGATGTCTTCGCTGAGGGAATTCTGATGGTGAACGGCCCCGAGGGGAAGACAACCTTCGCTTGGTAGAACTCACGCGCCCCGCTCGCCCTCACCGGCGAGCGGGGCGATTTCGCATTTCAGCCCCTTGCGGATCACGCGGGCGACATGGTCCCTTGCCGTCCGGCGGCGGTCGATCACGTCGCCATCACGGCCTCGCCGCGCGGGGCGCCGATGGCGGCAGGGTCGTGGTTCGGATGCCCAGGAAGGGCGGTTATCGGGCATCCGGGGCAGGGCAGGGGTGATCCGACTTTTCCGACGGCACCCAATGATTATCGTGTGTCCAATCTGCTTCCCAAGCTGCATACGAGGGTTCGATTCCCTTCACCCGCTCCAAGGCTTAGCCTGATCCGTGGGAAAACGCGTGGGAAAAGTATTTCCCACGCCTACGAGAGACCCTTTCGAGCCCGCAAAGCCTGTCGCTGAGCCGCGACACGGCGGCTCTGTTCGAGCGCGTTCCCGCGGACATAGCGGGACGTCGTCTTCGGGTCGCTGTGCGCCATGCCACGCTGAATGTCGGAGCGCGCCGCGCCCGCCTCGTCGGCCTCGGTCGCGCCGCCCGATCGCGCGTCCATGTTCCATACGCCTCGCGGGACACCCGCAGCATCCGCCACCTTCCGCCACTCCTGCTGATAGCGATTCTCGGCGTAGGGTCGGCTGGCCGCCTCGTCGACGATGACCGCGCCCTTGCGGTCGGCGAGCTTCACGCGCTGCAGCTCGGCCAGCGCCAGGGGCAGGGCGGTCAAGTCGAAAATCACCACGGCGCCCGTCTTCGTGGTGCGTTTGGTCATCGTCCAGTCCGGGGTGATGTGTTCCCAGAGCAGTCCGTTCACCCAGGCGCGGCCGTTGATGGTCCAGCCTTCCGGCGGTTCGACACCGGTCTCGCAGGGCTCCCACTCGCCGATGACGTCGCGCTGGCGGAGTAGGGTCTCCCACTGCAGGGCCGTGCCGAGGGCGAGCGACGGCCGGCCCATCTCGTGAGCCATGGCGATGAACGCATCGACGTGGTGGAACTCCAGGGTGACGGAGCGCTTCGGCGACCCTTCCCACTTCGTTTCCGCCAGGATGGCGGCGATGCGGGCACAGTCCTTCATTTCGATCGCCGTGCCGAAGCGGGCGATGCGGCGCAGCATGGCGATGAAGCCCTGCGCCGTGCGGGCGTGGTCGGGCTTGCCGCGTCCTTGGCCTTCGGGATAGCGGACGGCCGCATACCATCGCTTCATGTGGGCCAGCTTGACGGCATAGAGAGCCGTCTCGCCGATGCCGCGTTCCATGCTGTCCAGCACCTTGTCGTAGGTGCGCCGGGTGTTCCACTTGACCTCGTGATAGGCGCTCTCCTCGCGGGTGCGGTAGGCGCGGATCAGGTCGTTGATCGTCGGTTGCTGCTTCGGGGCCTTGGAGCCCGACCGCTCCGCCATCCATTGCGCCGCTTCGGCTTGCAGCGCGCGGCAGCGCGCCGCGATGGCGTGGTCGTCCGTTTC